TGCAATTTGCAGATTATGAGCTGCGTCCTGAGCGTTATGACCGCCCACGCTGGATGTCTCGCGGCTGGAGCTGGGTTGATCCACTGAAAGAAGTAAGGGCTTATCGCGAAGCGGAACAAGCTGGTTACATGACCAAGGCCCAGATCATTGCTTATTCAGGCGGTGATTATGACGACAACATCAATGAATTAGCGCGAGAGCAAGAGCTTGCTGCTGATGCAGGGGTGAAGTTGGACAAGGATCTTGACCTAACAGACGAAACTGTGCAGCTTGACTTGCTTGAATCAGTAGAGCCCACACGTAAGCGCGGCAATGGCAAACGTAAACGGAGTTGAAATCGACCTTATGCCTAATGAAGGCATGAGGGCAGAGGCTCAGCGTTACCGCGATTGGAAAGCTGACGGAGAAGGCGGTGGAACTGATGTTGCTCGAACTAGAGCAACTCAAATCCTTAGCGGCAATGAGCTGTCTGCTGACACTGTTATCACAATGTCAGCTTGGTTTGCGAGGCATTTAGTTGATAAGCAAGGACAGGGATATAGCCCTGGAGAAGATGGATATCCAAGCAATGGTCGAGTTGCATGGGCGGCGTGGGGAGGCGATCCAGGCAAGTCATGGTCAGACGCACGCGCTGAGAGAATAAAAAAGGCCAGAGAGCGTGCCCATCAAAATGGGCATAATGGGAGCAAAACATCCCAATCCGAAGACACCCTCACCACCAAAGCTATGGAAACTGACACTCAAAGAGCTGAACCAGATGAGCTAAAAGTGGGAGATTATGTTTCCTGGAATAGCTCTGGTGGTCGTGCAAACGGTTTGATTGAAGAGATTGAACGCGATGGAAGCATCGATGTTCCTGACTCAGATTTCACAATCAACGGCACTGCAGAGGATCCCGCTGCTTTGATCTGTCTTTACCGAGACGGAGAGAAGACCGAGACTCGTGTTGGGCATCGCTTCAGCACCCTCACCAAGATTGATCCAATCCGTGAGGCTGAGCCTGAGTCGATGGCAACTCGCGACATGCTCGGCGAGCTAATGCAGCGTGCTGAGACTTCTGAGATCCGCAATTTGGATGATCGGACTTTTGAGTTTCCTTTCAGTTCGGAATATCCGGTAAAACGGTATTTCGGCAATGAAGTGCTCAGTCATGAAGATGGCGCACCTGATTTCATGCGCCTGAACGATGGCGCTCCGTTCCTTTTCAATCACGACCCAGACAAAGTTCTTGGTGTTGTTGAGCGGGCTTATCTAGACGATGAGAAAAAGCGTGCTTATGCAAAAATCCGCTTTTCACGCTCTGATTTTGCCAAACAGTACTTAGATGACGTTAAAGACGGCATTCTTCGTGGTATTTCGTTCGGCTATTCAATTGATGATGCTGAGCAAAGAGAAGATGGAATTGTTGCTACTCGATGGAGTGTGCATGAATTGAGCCTTGTCTCAATTCCAGCAGACCCCACAATTGGTATTGGACGCTCTCTTCTTTCGCAAGAATCATCTATGCCTGAAACCTCACAACCCAAAGCTACTACTATTACTAACGAAGATCCTGTTGCAGAACAGGAAACTCGTTCAGCGGTCCTGACCGCACCAATCCCTACTCCTGTTATGGAAGAACAAACTCCAAACCTGGAGGTGATCCGGTCGGAGGCCAAAAAGGCCGAAAAGGACCGTGTCGCCTCAATCTCAGCCCTGGGAGCCCAGCACAGCATGGGTGACCTAGCGCGTCAGCTCATTGATGGAGATAACTCCCTCGATGAAGCGCGTGCTGCATTCCTCGAAAAAATCGGAACTTCTCAAGTGGAACAGCCAATTCGCTCCACCGATGTCACATCTAACGACATTGGTCTTTCTCAAGCCGAAGTCAAAAACTTCAGTTTTGTTCGCGCTCTAAATTATCTGGCGAACCAGAACGATGCTTCAGCTCGTCGTGATGCTGAATTTGAGATTGAAGTAGGCGAAGCGGCTGCTAAGCAGTACGAGCGTTCTTCTAACGGCATCGTTGTTCCTAACGAGGTTCTTCGTCGCGACTTGAACGTCGGCACAGCAACTGCCGGTGGCAACCTTGTTGACGATGTACTGCTTTCAGGTTCGTTCATCGACCTGCTCCGCAACCGTCTTGCAATTGCTCAGGCTGGCGTAACTACGCTGACCGGACTGCAAGGCAACATCTCGATTCCACGTCAGTCTTCCGCTAGCACCGCTTACTGGGTTGGTGAGTCTGCATCACCTTCTGAATCACAGCCTGCTGTGGATCAGGTCAACATGAGCCCCAAGACAGTTGGTGCTTTTGTTGATTACTCACGTCGTCTGCTTCTTCAGTCAGACATCAGCGTTGAGACAATGGTTCGCAACGACCTAGCTCGGGTGATTGCACTTGAGATTGATCGCGCTGCCATCTATGGCACTGGTTCTTCTAACCAGCCTTTGGGTCTGACCAATACCACTGGCATTGGTTCACAGACCATCACTACCTTCGGAACCTTTGCCGAGTACATCGGCATGGAAACCGATGTTGCAACTGCAAACGCTGATGCTGGCTCACTGCGCTACATCATCAACGCTGCTGCCCGTGGCGCACTCAAGAGCACTGAGAAGGCTTCCAACACCGCTCAGTTCGTTTACGAAAACGATCAGATCAACGGTTACCCCGTAATCGTTTCCAACCAGCTCGCCAACAACGACGCTCTGTTTGGTGACTTCTCCATGATGATCATGGGTATGTGGTCTGGCCTCGACCTGACGGTTGATCCTTACGCTGGCGCAACTGCCGGAACTGTTCGGATCATCGCCCTGCAGGATCTTGACATTGCAGTCAAGCAAGCTGGCGCATTCTGCCTTGGCACCTGATAACAGGTGACTTGTTCAATCGTTTCTGACTCATGAAGATTGAAATTCTGAGACAGGTAATGATCTCCGGGGAGTCCGTCTTGGCGGGCTCCATTTTGGAGGTTGAGTACCAGCAAGCTGCAACTTTGATCAATCTCGGCAAAGCTGTCGAGTTCAAGGGAGAAGTTGAAGCTTCGGTGGAAGAGCCTGCAGTCGAAGAAGCGCCTTCTGAAGAGAAGGCTCCCAAGCCAAAGACCACTACTCGCAAGAGGACTAAGGAATGAGCATCGGCAACACTCGCAGAGCTACGACTCTGCTCACATTCATCGCGAATGACGTAACTACAGCAACCAAGACTGGTTCTGCAGTTGATCTGCAGGACTATGAAGGTGACATTGCTCTCAGTCTTGACGCTGAAGCAGGCGGCAGCGGCATCACCTACGCCGTAAAGCTGACTGAATCTGACACCACTGACGGCACTTACACCGACCTTTCTGGTGCTGCGTTTACTACAACCACTGCAAACACTGCATTGGTTGAACAGCTGATCGTCAACAGCGACGAAGCTAAGCGATTCATCAAATGTGTCGTGACAGTCGCTGGTGGAACAGGTGCAGGTGCGCTTAGCGTCCTGGGCCTTGCAGCTCCTAAGTACGGCTGATTTGTTTCATAGCCCCCGGTAATCCGGGGGTCTTTTTTTATGGCACTTGAGTTCACTGAAGACTTAGACGCATTCTTTGATACGCCTGGATTTACGGTTCCAGTCGTTCAAGGATCAACAACAAGTGTTGGCTACTTTGAATCGCCTAACGAAATTATTGCTGACGGAGTTGTGTTGACCACTGATTACGCAGTTGTGGTCAAGACTTCTGATTTTTCAGCCGTCTCAAGAGGAGACGCAATGACTGTTGAGGGTGTGGCTTATATGGTGCGCGAGCAAATGCTGCTTGACGATGGCAAAATTATGCGTGTCATGCTTATGAAGGATTAATTCGATGACAACAAAGCGCGAAAACATTCTTGCTGCCATAAAGACGGCTCTAACAGGTACAACGGGGGTAGGCACGAGGATTTATAGAAGTCGTGTTGAACCGATGAGCAGGAATGAATCTCCTGCCATCATCATTGAGCCTGTTTCAGATACTCCTGTTCAGAACACCAGCCTGCCCACGCTTGACTGGACTCTTCGCGTCAGGATCGTAGTGATAGAGAGAGGCACGGTTCCTGATCAAGCAGCTGATGACACTATTCAGTCTTTGCATAGCAAGATGATGGCGGACCTTACGTTGGGTGGTTACGCGATTGATGTAGAACCTGCTCAGACAAGTTTTCAGTTGCTTGAAGCTGATCAGCCTGCTGGGATTATCTTCTGCGAATTTGAAATTCGATATCGCACTCAAGTTGCTGATTTAACTCAATAGTTGAGTCGAGTTACGCTGAAACCTAACCACGCTCTCCATTTACCATGGCAGATGAACACAGTGGTCAAGGCGGGAGCTACCTGCTGGATCCCGAAACAGGCGTTCGCACTTTAATCATGCGTACGCTTCCACCACAACCATCACAGGGAACATCCGATGGCACTGCTACTGCGCAAACGCCTGATTCTGATCGAGACGGAGTCGAGCTACGGGGCGGAACCAAGCCTGGACGGAGCCGACGCCGTCCTGGTAAGGGATCTGAGCATCACACCTCAGTCGAGTGATGTCGTCAGCCGCGACCTGATTCGTCCTTATTTAGGCGCTTCACAACAGCTGCTTGCTAACACCAAAGTTGAATGTACTTTCAGCGTTGAATTAGCGGGTTCTGGCGCTGCTGGGACTGCTCCTCAGTACGGCAAAGCAATTCAAGCTTGCGGGTTGAGTGAAACTGTTGCGGCTGGCACTTCGGTCAAGTACGAACCGGAATCCAGCAACTTCAACAGCATCACCATTCACTACAACATTGATGGCGTTCGCCACAGAGTGACTGGTTGTAGGGGCAATCTAACTTTGAATGCAACTGTCGGCGAGATTCCTTCGTTGGATTTCGCCTTCACTGGCATTTACAACGCCCCTAGTGACGCTACGTTGCCAACTCCAACTTATGCCAATCAAGACGATCCTTTGATCTTCAAGAATGGCAACTCAAGCAGCTTCCAACTGTTGTCATATGCAGGAGCTTTGCAGTCCATCTCTATGGATTTGGGAACGTCACTCGTTTACCGCGAGCTTGTAGGAGGCGCTAAAGAAGTGTTGATTACGGATCGTGCCGTATCAGGTTCGGTTTCGATTGAAGCTGTATTAACGGGAACGAAGGATTTCTTTGCTTCTGCAGTTGATGACGATGCGGCGTTAGGCAACCTTCAGTTCACTCATGGGTCTGTTGCAGGCAACATTGTTCAATTCACCTCTGCCAAGGTAGATATTGGCGATGTGGCCTATGGAGATCAGGATGGCATTGCGATGCTTGAGATCCCTTACACCTGCGTGCCTGACTCTGCGGCTAATGCTGAGTTTGATCTGATCTACACCTGATCAACTTGTTGTTGTGATTTTGGGAGCCTTTTCAGGCTCCCTTTTTTTGTGTAAGCTAATTCTGCTTATGCACTTACCCAATGGCTTTTGTACGTAAAAAGGTAAAAACCTTTAAATGGCCCGTACAAGTAACAGAACCTAGTGAGGACCGTCCAGGCGAATTTGACAAATTTGAATTTACGGCTGTATTCAAAAGAGTAAAGCTTTCTGAACTTAATTCCTTGGGAGAAGACTCAGGACTGCCATTGCTTAAAAAAGTCATGGTCGGCTGGGAAGGCATCCAGGATGAAGATGGCAAAGAAGTTCCTTTCTCAAGCAAGGAGCTTGAATCGTTTTCTGATGATGTCGACTGGGTGAAGGCTGTACTTGCGGCCTACACCAAAACCTATGAGGGGGCGGAAGCGGGAAACTAAGAGAGGCTGCGATTTATTGGGCGTCCGGCGGCAAAGAAGTCGAGGATAAAACCAATGATGATGCAGCTGCTTTCGGGATAAGCTTGCCAAAGCCGAAGCCAAAGGAGTCTACGGATTTCGAGGTTTGGGACGAAAACTGGGATGCAGTCATTATGTTTCTGCGACTGCAGACCCAGTGGCAGGTTTCAATGAGTGGATATGTCGGATTGAAGTATGAGGTACTGCTAGGTTCCGAAGGCTTGTTTGGCCTCTACAATGTGGAGGATCGTAGAGACATGCTCGAGCGTCTTCAGGTAATGGAGGCGGCAGCCCTAAAGGAACTCCGGAAACGCTCTGATGGCAAAGGCAATTGACACTCTTTCCATCAAGCTTGATTTTAAAGATGCTGGCACCCAGCGGATTGTCGACAAGATTAAGGGTTCTTTTAAAGGGCTGCAGCAGGTTATTTCAGGCGATACCCAGCCTGCAATGCGAAAGCTTAGGAGTGAAATAAATACTCTTGCTTCTGCTGGAAATAAAAGCATCAGCACGATTGATGCACAAGTTACGGCTTTGAGAGCATTAAGAAGAGAAGCAGATATAAACAGCAAGGAATTTAAGCAGTTAACTGCTGACATTGGTAAATATGAAAAGCAGCTAAATAAAGCTCAGGGTCGAAGAGGTGGTGGCTCTCGCGGTGGGCGTGCTCTTGCCGCTACTCAGATTGGAGGGGCTGCTATCTCTGGGGGCATTTTTGGCGGACCAGAAGGTTTTGTTGGCGCATTAGGTGGCGCAGCTCTTGGTGGGGTCCCGGGTTCGTTTGCAGGCGCTGCAATTGGCGCTCAAATTGGTGGCATTAGAAAATCGCTTGGCGGAGTCGCCGAGACAGTGGCTGAAATCAATGCTATGAAAATTGCTCTAGCGGGTGTTAGTACCGGTGCTGAAGATTACAAGAAGAGTATTGACAGTGTGATGTCAATATCAAAAGAGTTTTTGTTTCCAGTAGACAAGGCTATTGGCGAATTTACAAGATTAAAAGCAGCAGTTGTTGGCGCAGGTTTTGGGACTAAAGAGACGACTGATGTGTTTAAAGGTTTTGCTGCTGCAATTTTAGCGACTGGAGGAAATTCTGAAAAATTAAGCGGCGCATTGCTTGCAGCGTCTCAAGTGTTCTCTAAAGGCAAGGTTCAGGCTGAAGAACTTAGAGGACAAATTGGTGAAAGGCTGCCAGGTGCTTTTACTACGTTTGCACAATCGATAGGTGTAGGCAGCAAAGAATTAGATGAGATGCTTCGCAAAGGCGAAGTTAGCACTGAAAATTTCGTAGAGTTTACAAGAACTCTTTTCGCTCGGTATGAAAAAACCGCTGAAACTCTTGGCAGCTCCCCTGAAAAAGCTGGTCAAAGACTGCAATTAGCTTTAAGTCTGGCGACTATTGAGTACGGCGGTTTCTTTCAAAAAGTTGGGGCTGGATTCCAAGATTACATCACAGGGCTAGTAACTTTTGCTACAAAAAACAAAAAAACATTCAAAAAAGTTATAGCTAACGTTATTGTATTTGTGCAAGATTTTAAGACAGCAATCAAGGGGCTTGTGGCCCTAGTTAAAGAGGCTTTTGGCGGGCTGTTTGTGTTCCTTGGTCAAGCAATCAAAGTTTTTGTAGAGCAAGTTGTAGCACCATTTTTCAATGTAATTAATGCTGCAATCGAGGGTCTTTCCAAACGAGTTAAATTAGGCCAAGCAGAGAGAAAGTTGGGAGGGCCTTTCGGCAGGGCTGGCGAAATTAGAGAGGAAGAGCTTGAGGCTTATAAGAAAGAAAAAGGCATAGTTAAGAGTGCAAGAACTGGGACTTCTATAGCAGATAACGACGAGATCGAAAGGAGATCGCAAATAAGAATTCTTCAAGAAGCTGGAATGGCACCAAAATCAAGAGATGACATGTTTGCCGAGGCGATGAAGGGTCTTGACAAAGCTTTTGCTGTTTTCGATCCTTCATCTGGATTTGGCACAAGCCTTGGCAAGAAAACTGGCGACCCGTCCACAGAAGATGGAGGCACTGGCGGCGGCACCGACAAAACCCAAGATCGCATTGGCCGCGCTGATGAAATTGTTCGCAGGTTGCAGGATCAACTTCGGATACAGGAGTCTCAAGGCAGGATTGGACAGGTAATAGCCAAACAGGCAAAAGAAAGGAGTGATCTTGAGGCCAGATTCCAAGCCTTGCTTAAGGCTGGGGCTAACGACGAAATAACAAGAGCGCAAACAGAAGCAAAAAAACTTTTAGCCAAAAAGCAATCTTTAGAGCTTGAAAAAAGAACTAAAGAAGTAATTGAAAAGGCGACAAAAC